CGTCTACCGGCGTGCTGCAGGTATCTGCAACCTCAGGCGGAAGCTCCATCACCATTACCGATGACGGCACTGCTAACGCTCCTAATGAGTTCCAGGTTGCCTATGCAGATTACGCTGCTGTCGGTCAAGTGCAAAGCTGGAGCTTTGAGATCAGCCGTTCTGAAATCGACGTAACCACCATCGGTCAAGTCGGTACGCAGTACGCTCCGTTCCGTGCTTACATTCCTGGCTTTGCTGATGGCAACGGTACTGCTACCGTCTACGTCACTGATGAAGATGCCGCACTTTCTAACCGCATGGTCGAGGACGTGCTGCAGCGCAATCAAGTCGGTTGTGCGTTCAAGCTTTATACCGACAAGCAAGGCACTGAAGCTCTGAGCCGTAGCATCAGCATGGATGCTGTGCTGCTGACCGCTAGCCTGAACATCAACCCTGATGATGCTCAGCAAGTGGAGATCACCTTCCGTCCTACTGGTGCTCCTAGCTTTGACTTCAGCACCAGCGCTTGATACGCTGTCATTGGAGAGGAAGAACGGCCCCGGCAATGCTGGGGCTTTTTTGTTGCTAGAGTAACAACGAACAGGATATTTTTTGAACATGACCACAAAGCTATCCGCATTGGATCGCCTGAAGAAAGCAGCGAACTTCACGCCATCTAAGCGTGTGGTGAAGCTGAACGACGGCACTGAGTTTGAGTTCTACGCAACACCGCTCACGATGTCCGAACGCGAGCGGGCGCAGAAAATGCCAGGCGGGGATGATGCCAATGGTTTCGGCCTGAACCTGCTGGTCAACAAAGCGATGGATGAAAACGGGCAGCGGTTGTTTCAAGCTGGCCAGATCGCAGAGCTACGCGAAGAGGTGCGTGATGATGACATCCAAAAGCTGATCCTTGGCGTGATCCAAGAGGATGAGCAGTCAGACATGAAAAGCACTAAAGACTGACCTACGACGCGACAACTGGCTCATGCTGCAGCTTTGCGTCGCAGCAGAACTTGGCATGAGCCTTGCGAGGTTGAATCAAGAAGTCACACCAGAGGAGCTACTTATTTGGGATGCGTTTTTTACTGTCAGAAGTGAAGAACGCGAAAAAGAAGCGCTGAAGCGACGGCGTTAGACTGCTGATAGGTAATGGTGTAAGGCAGTGTCCGTCGTCGCCAACATAGCAATCAATGTAGATTCGCGTGGCGTACCGGCCAAGCTAAAGCAGGTTGCAGACCGAAGCAAAGAACTAGAGCGTGCCGTTCAGGGTGCTACTGCTGCGACAACAAAAGTCGGTCGTGAGATGAAAACTGCAGCCAACGGGATGCAGTATTTCATTGATGCAACGGGGCGGGCTCGGAAGGCTAATGGTCAATTTGTGACTACGGCTGAAGCTGCGGCGGCAGGGCTTAAAAAGCAAAATGCGGGCTTTGGAAATTTAGCCAAGGGGGCTTTGAAGCTTGCTGCTGCATATGCGACATTAAACGCGACTCAATCTGCATTTAGAGCAGGGATTCAGCGCATTGAGTCTGAACGTCGCATTCAGTTTCTTGCCAAACAGTATGGCGAAATAGACCAGCTCGCACGCGCTGCTGCTAACGCTTCTGATCGTTTTGGTCAAAGCCAAACAACGGCTAATCGTGCAATTGCTGATATTTATGCTCGCTTGCGGCCAGTTGGTGTTTCACTAGAAAATATCGTTAGTGTTTACAACGGTTTTAATACTGCGGCACGAATTAGCGGATCAACCGCAGTAGAGGCCGAAAGCGCATTTAGGCAGCTTTCACAGGCTCTTGGTTCTGGTGCTTTGCGTGGTGATGAATTTAATAGCATTGCCGAGCAGGTTCCTGGCATTCTGACTGCAATTAGCCAAGAAACAGGCGTAGCGCAAGGCAAGCTGAGAAAATATGCAGCCGAGGGCAAGATTACCGCTGATGTTGTTATTGCAGCATTGCAGCGAATTGAAAAAGATGGCGCAGATCAGCTAAAAGAAGCGCTAGGTGGTCCTGAGCAAGCCATTCGTGACTTCCAAAATGCCAGCGAAGATGTTCAAGTTGCGTTGACAACTGCAATTGTGCCTGAAATGGCGCGTGCGTTTAGAGATCTTGCTGCAATTATTGTAGGGCTAGAACCAGCCATACGTTTTATTGGCAACCTCATTGCTGATACGCTGGGAAGTTTCAGGACACTTGTTGAGAGCATTCGTGGCGGCCCTGTAGTCGAACGATTGCGCCAAGGCGGCCAACTTGGTTTTAACGTAGGCCAAGAAAAAGAACAACTTCGATCTTTCTTTGGCAAAGAGCGTTTCGCTGAACTTGAGCAACAAGCCAGAGAAATGGGCAATGCCACAATGACACCTTTTGCCGAGGCATTAGGAGAAAGATTGCGTGTAGCAATTAAAGTTGCCGATCGAGCTAAAGAGATTGAGGCGCGTCGGGCTACAACAATACCTACCCGTCCATTTCGAGTTGGCGATGTCATTGATGAATCAACTGTTGCAGGCGGCAAAGTCGGCAGCGGCGGTCGTTCTGGCCCTAGCCCAGAGGATATTTTGGCGCGTCAAACAGAGGTTGGCGCACAGTTGCTTAAGCAAAAAGAGCGAGAGTTTGCCTTAGTGGTTGAACAAGACCCATTAATGAAAGAGCTGTTGAGAATCTCTTACGAAAGAGTAGACGCTGAAGAGCGTGTGAAAGATGCGGCGGCTGGGCAGCGTGATGAGTTGCTTCAAACAATTCAGCAAGTTGAGCAAGCTAAGGCTGGCCTCGCCGTTGGCAAAAGTTTGGCTGAATCTTTGATTGGCACAACCGAACAGCTAGACAGGGTTCGCAGTGGGTTTGCCGAAGGAATCAAGATTGACGAACAACTGCAAAAAGCAAATCAGCAAGCAGACTTGTTCAAACAAACGATGCAGGGCGCTGGTGACATCATTGGCAACCAGCTGCGTGGTGCCATTGATGGTTTGATTGATGGCACTGCAGATTGGAACAGCATTTTGCAAGACACGTTAAAACAGTTAGGCGGTTTCCTGATTAAGTTTGGCCTTAATGCTTTAGCTGGCAGTGATGGCATTGGCATCCTCAGCTCCCTAGGTTTCGGCACTCGCGCCAACGGCGGTCCCGTCAACGCCAACCAGCCTTACATCGTCGGCGAACGCGGCCCTGAGTTGTTCATGCCATCCAGTAGTGGCATGGTGCTGTCAAATAGCGACACCCGCGACAAGCTTGAGCAGCAGAATGCTGCGATGCGTAGCAATGAGGCTACACGTCAGCAGCTCATTAAACAGCAAAATACAATGAAGACAAACCGCATCCGCGAAGTGGAACGCACATCCCTTGCGATGCTGGCAAGCCCAGACCCGATTGATGTGCGGTACGAATCTAGCGTGATCAACAATGTCGAATACGTCACCGCTGAGCAGCACCGCAAGGGCATGGCGCAGGCCGCTGAACGCGGTCGGGCGCTGACGCTTGAAGCAATGCAAAACTCAGTTAAGTTCCGCAGAAAAGGAGGGATCTGATGTCTGCATACGCCTTTGTCAATTACGTTCGCTTCAAGACGCAGGCTGATGCGTACACCGGCACGCCATACCAGAACTTCAGCATCAACGAACAGCGTGCGTACGGCGGAGTGACGTACAACTTTGCGCCGTTTGCCGTGTCATCCGGCGGTGGTGCGCGTGGCGGCGAACGCTCCAGCGCAACCCTAGTCGCTGGTACGGATGCACTGTCCGTCAATCTGTTTGCCGAAGCGGTGCAAAACCGTTACATGCTGGAGATCAAAACTGTCAGCCTTGATCCGTTGACCTTTGCTGATGAAGCGCTGGTTGCATCTGAAATTTGGCGTGTGGCATCGTATGACATGGACACCACGCGCGTGGTGCTAAAGCTCACTTCACCGCTCGATGCGGTCAAAGCGCAGGTGCCACGTCGCACGCTTAGCACTGCACTGGTCGGTGCATTGCCTACATCCGGCGCACTGGTGGTTAGCTAATGGACTGGCACGCCTGGATTGGTTTACCACATGAGTTTGGTGCTGATCCTCGGCGCGGCAAAGCTGCTGACTGCTTGGTGATGGCCTGGGCAATCCTTGACGATGCAGGCATCCCGCACCCTGACTTCCAATACGAATGGCTTGAGCTGGCGCGTGTTGCCGAGTGGGACATTCTGGGATTGCTATGGGACCAGGCAACCGAACCCCTAGATGGCCCTGAACCATACGCTGTCTGCTTATTCGAGAACGGTGCAGCAGGGCTTGGCGTCGGTATCGTAGTAGATGACGGGGTTTTAATCGTGCATCATAAGCGTGGTGTGCGCTGGGTTCCGCTGAAGGCCATGCAAAACTTAGACTATTGCCGTTTCCGATGATGCTGCCTTCTGATCGCTACCTTGCCGACATCCTTGGTCTGACGGAAGAACAATACCGTCACTTTCAGATTGAGGTGCGGAAACGTGCAGCCGAAGGTCCGCAGCCTGCCGTGGTTGCTGGCTTAGAAACTGCCACGATCCTTGCGATCGCCAACATCGTAATCGGCCTTGGTGCGTTAGCTGTTTCAGCGCTGCTGAAGCCATCGGTGCCGCAAGCGGGCCAAGCACCGGGGCAACCGCGACAAAGGCAAGACACCACCGATCCAATCATCCGTAATGATCGATTCGCACCACGGTACGGCTTCGATAGCCAACAGGATATTGCAACACTCGGGAGCATCATCCCGATTGTTTACGCCAACCGCGAGCTGATCAGCGGCGATTACTACGGCGGCATCCGCATCAATATGCCGATGCTGTGGAATCAGATCCTCAGTCTCGGTGGCGGCCAGATGCTGCGCGGTGTCTTCCTGCTAAGTGAAGGCCCGATTGCCAGCATTGATGCGACAAACTTCGGCATCGGATCCAATACGCTCAACGGCTACACGTTCGAGAACAGCAGCGCTACAGAAGAAGCAGCCCGCGCCACGGTTTACTTCAGCGCTGATGGCGGCAGAATCACTGGAGCGGATCGCGTTGCTGGCCGCACCAACGCAAATGATGATGGCAGCTCTAGCAGCGGCGACGTTTTTCAGGTGTACTGGGACAGCGCAGAGCGATCTGATTTCTGTGCATCATCCAAACCATCAACCCAAACCGCATTTGGTATTTACTCGCCAATAGGTAACAACTTTGCGTACAAGATCAACCCAGTTATCCGACCAGGAGTCAGAACAGTATTTCAAAACAACACAGGTGATACGCGGATCAATGTAAGCTGCCCCGTTGATTCACAGCAAATGAATCAGCGTGATAAGTACCGCGCAGGCTTCACAACTTTCAGCGGCATTATTGGCGATGGCACTGAGCAGTCCGTTATCGTAGGCGACACCATTACCTACAAACTGTTTGACGACAGCGACTGGCTGACGACTTTCAATAAGTACCAAGATCAAGCCGGTAGCGCAGCAAGTTGCAAAGATGTGGCCTCAGCCGTTGCATCCCGTCAGCACACCTGGGACGACAGCTTGATTGTTGGCGAGCTGTATAAAATCGGCAGTGCTCTTGCTGTTTGCACCAGCCGCACAGCAGACATTTTTGTATCCGAAGCTGACCTTGAAGGCAGCGCTGGCACGACCGTAACAGCTACATTTTCGGTGGTAGAACCTGGCTCGATCAAGGGCTACACCGAAGCGGTAATCAAAAACTCGGGCAAGATCTTAACGCTGAATACGCTTGTTGGCGGCAGCGGTTATGTTGCTGGCACATACACGGATGTTCCGCTCACAGGTGGCAGCGGCGCCAATGCAACAGCGGACATTGTTGTAATTTCCGGCATAATTTTGACGCTTGATACACTTGTTGGTGGCAGTGGCTATGTTGCTGACACATATACAAACGTCTCTCTTACTGGTGGCAGTGGCACCGGCGCAACTGCAGACATTGTTGTAAATGCTTCTGGTGTCGTTTCAAGCGTGACGATAGTTGATGGCGGCAGTGGTTACGCTGCTAGCAATTCGTTATCTGCCGCTGCCTCAGACCTCGGTGGTACCGGCAGCGGATTTTCAATCGACGTTGCAGCAATTCAAAACGGTGTCGTTTCAAGTGTCACGATCGTCAATCCCGGCGATGGCTATGCCGTCAGTGATTCGCTATCCGCTGCAGCAGCAAACCTTGGCGGCACCGGCACCGGATTCTCCATCGTTGTTGCAACAATCCAAAACGGTGGCGATGCCGGTCAACGCGAAGTTGCAACAACCGGCGGTCACATCTTCCGTTACGTCAGCGCTTACATCGCAACAAGCCGCCCATGCCAAGCCGTAGAGCTTGGCCTCAAATCAACGCTCGGCGGGCGCATCAATAACCTATGCAACTTCCGTGATGCCAAAACATACAAATTCGCGGACGAGAACTACTGCGAAGCATTCCAGAACGAAGAAGCTGACAATATCGTCAACGTCTTCTACCAAAGTGGAACGATCAGCGTTCCATTGCAGCGATACTCATTCTTCAAGATCAAATACCGAGAAATCAATACTAGCACTTGGACCGTGCTGACTCACGCTTACGGCGTCCGCAGCGAAACGCAGCAGGCGCTGTTCAATTACATCCGCATGGAGTTTGCCGACAACAAGCAACGTGAGTTCATGCTGGAGCCGTTGACTGGCTTTGAAGTCCGCAACAGCAAATACGGAACTGGCGCGACTTTGTATGTACTGGATGCAAAGAAAGGACGAGTCACGGTATCCGAAAACGGTGCGACTGCAGTATTCAGCGGCGAGTCAATCGCATTAAGCACCGCGAATTTTGGCACTAGCTACGGCAGCGCTGATCCTGCGCTTGATGACGATTACAGCTACAGCGAAGGCGGCGGTGAGCCAAGCCGCGACTACAAAGGTTTGCCGCTTGTTGACACGACAACTTACATCGATGATTACGCCAAGTTGGCGGAAACTTTTGTGTACTCAGAAATCAGCACCACAGCCGAAGGTGGCCCTGAGCACGAGATCGTTTACGTCAACGAGATCGTCCCAAATGCCAGCGCTCCAGCTTATGACGACCTCGCACTGGTTGGCATCAATATCCGTTCGTCTGCCGAATTTCAGCAGTTCGCGCAGTTCTCCAGCTATGTGACCGGCGGCAAGGAATGCACACGAATGCT